TTTACTGAATTTATACTACTGTTTAATGAATTGTTTAATGTTGTGTTTGCCGCATTGGCTTCGTCCTGAATTGTTTTCAGTCCTGCAGCAGTGACCCGCAGTTCAACTTTATCGCCAGCGGTAAATGCAATAGCCAAGGTATTTTCTTGCGCACGCACAACTGTCAAAACGTCGCCTGATCGGGCAGTTACTCTGACAATCTCCAACTGGTTAGCTGTGTTGGCTAACGTAGCGTAGGAAATATCTCCTGCAGCCAGAACTGGAAACAAAGACCCCTGGCCAGTAGTCAACGTCATAGACGTTGCCGATGTGCTTACCCCAGCTTTGAGCGTGGCGGATGCGTTGTTGCTAAATTTAATGCTCATGGTTTCTCCTTATGCGGCGCGTTTATACAAAGTTGGTTGAATTAAATTGACTTCTGCAGTTATCACCCTATTCACGTAGACGCCGGTTGCAGTACTTAGCTCGGCGGCAATCCTACGATGCAGCACGTCAGCGCCCGTAGGTCGGAGAGTGTCAAGAGGATTACTGTGAAATTTCCTGGCATTAGCAGTGGTGCTTACAACGCCTTGCGCAGCAGCATCAAAAGGTATGCGCAACACAATGCCACCATCACTACTTGCGACTGCTCCTGTGTCTGGAGCAACGCCCATAGGAATAGTGTTTGTTAAGCCCCCTCCCATAGACACCAAGGTGACGACATTGCCTGAGACAACGTAGTCCACCTTTACTGCGCCGTCACTGCGGCTGATTGTGTGAATCACCGCATCCATTGGGATGGTGTTTACCAAGCCAGCAGAAGACGCTGAAGCCACTACACTTTCGCTACCGATAGGAGACACCAGCGTGATGTTGCCTGCCAGCTCAGACTGTGCAGCTATCTGACCTTGCAATGGGGATTGCAGTACGACAGCCCCGCTTGATTGGCTATCTATCAAAGCGACAGCATCCAGCCTAAAGTGAACTGTAGTACTAGCTGTGCTGACAGCAACTACTTCAACTTGGCCTGTTAATGGAGTCTCAATGTCCAGATTAGCTTGACCCGCATTGCTGACAGAACCTGTCCCAGCAACGTCTGCCAAAGGTATTGTGCTAAACAACGCGCCAAAAGCCCAAGACTCTACTTTTGCAAAAGCTTCTAAAGCGTTCCAAACACTTAGTGTGGCGTTAGCTGTGGAATCGGCACTGACAACACCAGCATCACCGCTATGAAGCGTTGCGCTACCTAATGGACTTGTGTTAACTGCAGCTGTAGACCAGCCGGACTGCAGAATAACAATACGAGCAAGATTAGAAGTAGCAATGACATTGCTTTGTGCGTCACCTGCAACGATGTAATCAACATTGATACCGGCTGTGGACTTGCTTTCAGTTGCAGCGTTGCCAGCAATTGGTGCAGTGTTGACTACGTTGCCTTGAGCATCAGAAACACTTTGTGCACTGGCTGCAACTTTAAACGCAACTTGAATGCTGCTACTTGCAGTACTGTTGCTCGTTAAGTTGCCTGCTAACTTAGCCGTGTTGACCAAGTTACCAGTAGCACCAGAGGCGCTTACTACGGTAGAACCAACAATGAAATCTACCGTAGGCGCGCCAGTTGCAACGCTGCGTACTGCGACATTGGCTGCCAATCTAACCGTGCTGACCAGTCCGCCTTGAGCAGCAGAAGTGCTTTTACTACTGGCTTGAAGAATGTAGCTTGTAGCTAGTGTCGCTGTACTAACAGAAGCAACATATAGCGCTGCCCCAAGGGAGCTAATGCTCGGCGCTTTTTCATTAAGCGGCGAAGCATTAAGCGTCATCCCTCCGATGGCAGAGCTAGACGCCATTGCTTAGTTGTCGATTTGGATTGACAGGGAAGCAGCAGGGAACGTCACGGTGTCGCCTTGGTTGATCGTCTTGGCGATTGATAAAACACCGTAGAACATCAAGTTGCCACCAGAGGCTGAATCAAAAATACCAAACGCATTGACCTGACCCCAAAAAGCCGAGGGCGTTGGGAAGGTAATTGCCACGTTGTTAGACGTAGTTCCTGTGGTGCCCGTGGATGTTGTTGAACTAGCGGCAGCTTGCGTACCAGCCCAGTTAGGAAGCGAAGCAGCTACTGGAGTACGTGCGTAGTTGTTTCCTGACAGCTCTGTGCCACCACCCACTTCACTGGGAGCAGCAGAAAACAGGCCAACGTGTAGCGTTGCGGGGAAGGCGTAAGCCTGACCACGAAATACCTGGTCGATGATTTCATTCTCAAGATAGTTAGACATTGCAGCCATAAAGAACTCCTAGCATTTAGTTGAATTGTTCGCGCACATAAAACTTTAGGTGCTCATAAACGGTCTGTATATCGTCAGGCGCGAAGACGATTTCGATCTCGCCCTCATAGTTGCCAGAATCCACGTTCAAACCACCTTCGGGGAAATTAAAAATAATCTTGCCGTCTAAACCGCCATCTGGTTTCAAACAGATAACAGTAAATAGAGTAATGTCGGATCCGCTTTGACGGAATTTAAAGTTAACTGTTGCATCAGACACGTCTATAACAGTCCCGTCTGCATCGCGCAGAGTGACATTTATATATGGGCGTGTGTCGCCTTGAACCAGTTTAATTTTTTCAGCCATGCGCAGGAACTCCGAATAACTTGTAAACCTTTGCAATTAAAGGTCAGAAGGCAATCAGATCGGAGGTTCCTGCAAAAGTCAGTCATCCGAAGACTATTGGCATTATTACATATACTGCTAAATTAAAACAAAGGCAAAGTAATTTCTTCGTCAAACTCCCATTGGCGGAGAAATGTGTACAGGATAAGCTTTTCCGGCTTCCCATCCTTAAATATGACGCTAGCCACCACAACATTAATGTATTCACCAAGCCCTTGGCCAAGTAAATCGTAATGCCGTGCTCGGTAAAGCTCAGGTTTGGTATCTAAAATGTGGGCCTGTTCTTTGTTATAAGGTACAGGTAAAGCGTAATACGCTGCCACAGCCTCAAGCATTGCTGTGCCACCAGTTACTGCAAATAGCAGTTCTTCCCCGTCCTCGCCTTCATACCAAGACCGACCAAGCCAGAATTTCACATCTGGGCATAGGTTCCGATCAGAAAGATCTACCCCTCTTTTTTGTTTGGCAATTGCTATTTGCAACCAAAGACTGGTTTCAAACTGTTTAATGCGCTGTGTTAGTCCATCAGCGCTCAGCTCATTACCCTGCCAAAACATCACAGGATCGGTGTTACGCGTGTAGCTGTAGTGGGTGACAGCGCCGTCAAAACGCTCACTTTGGATCATTTCAGCTTTGCGGTAACTTAAACTACCCCGCATCTGGACATTAGGCAAATCAAGGTCTTTACCGCCTGTACACATCTCATACACTGCGCCACGTTCATAGCACTTACCCTGTGCGTAATAAGCCGCCCCATACATGTACACATCCCAGCTGCCATTTACTTTGGGATAGGTGTACAACTTGAGTAACGCGGGCTTACCGTCAATAAACTTAATACCACCAGGTACTACAGGTAAACCACCAGCGTTCCAAAAGCACATTGTTTCTGGTGCGGCATTAAGCTGCTCACCAATTTCCGTAGATATAGGGTATGGCAGACCGTAATATTCAGCCACTCTTCTTAGCTGCTCCGTAGACTCTGCAGCAAAGAAAATGTCATAGTTGCTTCTCTCATTAGAAGTAACAGCTCCTAAGCAAATCCATAAATTAACAGCAGGGCATAAATCAATGCCCAATAAAGATGTGCCGTCATTATCTGTATCACTAAAAAATCTTTTAAATTCTGGGGTAAATAGATACTTCTTTCCGTCTGATTTTTCAAATTGAAAAATGGGATCGGCTTTATTGCTTGGTCTATAGTTATTCTGTAACTCGCTATGAGACGGTGCTTTATATATAGCACCGCTATTAACATACACAATTTCTTTAGAAGCGTGGCTCATTAGATATATACCGATGCGTCTGCAACAATAACTGTATTGCTCGACAAGTTAATTGTTTTATCGTCGAATGGACGACTGCCATAAGCTGAACCACCTCCGCCTCCACCGCCAAAACCACCGCCCTCAAATGTTGAGGAAAAGTAAAAGCCTGCGGAATAGACTGCCCATCCTGCGTACAAAGTAGTGTTTGTTACCCGATACGCTGCGTTGTACATGGCCCACCATAAAGCTGTAGACCAGTGCTCTTGGCTGCTGTAGTTACCGCTGGATCTTTTGTAGCCATTCTTTTGTCGTATGTAAACAGCTTGCGCAATAGCTGGTCCAGAAAACATAAGATTACTCTGAGCAACTTGACCAGATAACGCGTAACTGTTGGACGTGGTGTTACACCTAAAATTAAAATCTAAATTGGAGTCGTTCCAGGCGTAACCACTTTGATTGGTGGGACGACCTCCATCACATGGAAGCGTAGGAGGTAACACCGTTACAGCAGCTGATATAGCCAAAGGCCGCAGACGAGAGTCAAATGTTGCTTGGCCCAAGCTGTCATAAGCTGCTACACCAACACCAGGTAGCGGTGTCGCAAGGTTTGCTGGTGGCACAAATGCTTTGACTGTTGGGGGTGCTGAGTAGTCGCCGCTTTGGATGACATCAACAAACCAATAAACTCCTGATTGGAATTGTTGTAGCACCCCATGATTAAAAGCATAGTTGCTTGGCTGTATGAAAAATACAGGCGGGTCTTGGCTTGCAAAAGCATAACGATGCACATGCCTACCAGACAGAGTGTTACCCCCATCATCCCCAGAGTAGCTTGGAAAGTCAGTTAAACCGCTGACCAACGTCGACTGAAAAGTAGCGTTGCCGCCAAAGTGTAGTGAGTTCACTTCACTAGAAATGAGGATGTGTCCACTGGTGTTTTTGACAGAAATACCGTACATCTATCGCCCCAATACTGTTATCAACGTGCGGATATTTCCGCCCGAAGCAGACACGGTTGTGCCACTACTAGAGGCTGCGTGGATTAATCCTTCCTGGCTGGTAGGAGAAACGTCAACACCTGACCGTTGAATGAGCACCTCACTCATCACCGACAAAACTGGCATGTTTACGACTGCACTTTCATTAGCAGGCGCAATGAATGACCCAATGTAGTTCCACGTTTGGGTGGCTGTATCAAAGTACAGTCGCCCACTATCGGTAAACAGTTGTATGCCTAAGCTCACTCCAGTTTTCCAATCTTGACTCGCAGCGTGCCATTTACATCAAACACTTGGATGGTTTCGTTGTCCATCTCCATGCGTGCGCCAGTCAGGCTGGACTTCACAGCAAAGTTACTAGAGCCAACTAAAGCCAGCGAGCCAATCTTGGCTGAGGTAATAGCAGCATCTTTGATTTTGGCTGTATCAATCGAAGCGTCCTGAATCACCGCTTGGTTGATAAAGACTTCATCGTTTTCAATGATGAATGGCTTACGTTTATCACCGTCTGATCTACCTACCCAGAAGCGATCAACATCAAAACCGGCTTCAACTAAAGCACCGTCGTTGTAAACACCAAAGCCACCTACCAAGCCATTGACTGTGACCTGGGCTGTGTACAAGGCTCCAATCTGAGTGACCTTGCCATCCACCGTTGTGATGATGGTCTGCAGCGCAGTCGTTGCTGCAGCTATGTTGTCGCCCAAGGTGACAGCAGTTAAGTTCAGGGTTTCAGCTAGGGCTGCATCGTTGGTTGTACGGGTGCTGATCTCCTGTCCTACAAACGACAGCGCTTCAGCAACACCTGCATCCACATCAGCCAATGCTTGAGCCAGCGTAATGCTGCTGTTCTCACGCGCTGTGATCTCACTGAGTAGATCAGCTCGCAAGATACTGATCTTATCCAGCTCTGCTTTCAAAGACTGCGACAAGATCCCCTCATTAATTTTTCCTGTGAGCTGTTCAATAGTCTGCTCAATAGTTGGACGTGCTACTGCTGAAGCAGGTCCAATTAATTCACCATTAGTGCCATTGATAGAAACAATTCTTATCCAGTAGTAATAAGTGTAATTACCATCCAGCTTGTCGTAGTAACTATCTCCACCTGCTACAGCAATTTGAATAGCAGCATCAAAAGTATCGAGTAAGCCTCTGTAAACAATTACATGGGCCACTGCAAAGCCATTGACTGCAGGTAAAGTCCAAGACACATCAATCCCGCCGAATGCAGGAGAAGCGGAGAGTATTGAGTTGTTATCAGGATCACCTGGCTTGGGACCATTCCAATCGCCTGTACCGCAAACATTAGTCATATGATGTGCCCATAAGATAGATTACCTCCGGTAATTGCTGCGCTCTTGTAAAAAAAGAATCCTCCACTTTAGAAAGAAAACTTTGAAAGCAATATACGAAAACCATTATCTCACCGATAAAGATGTGGCTAATTATGCTAGACAATCCTTTGCCACACTAGCAGATCAGTTCACTGAAGCTCAAAATAATAATCTGATCAGATTCTTAGCCAGAGGCATGGCTTCTGGTGATTGGGAAAAACTCCTGGTGGAATTCACTAACTGCTTGAGTATGGAGAAAGCCAAGGAGCTTGCTACGTACTGCAGAAATATCCCAGAGCACTGGGTTCCATTTGGTCATCCACATATCTCCATCCGAATGCAAGCACCTGTGCCAATTGCACGCCAGGCGTTTAAGCACAAGATTGGTTTTATTGAATCAGAGGAATCTAGACGGTATATCTCCAGCCGTCCTGAACTTTACGTTCCTGACGTATTTAGACAAGCAGCTGCATCTGTTAAACAAGGCTCCGCTGGAGCACACATTGACTCTAGTCATTGGCAGTCAGTGTACAAAAGCGCTGGTATTTCTGCCATTAACTCGTATGAAGAAATGGTTAAACAAGGTATTTGCCCCGAACAAGCTCGCTTTATCCTCCCACAAGGATGTGAAGTTAACTGGTTATGGACAGGATCACTCTACGCTTTTGCCAACTTCTACAACTTGCGAACAGATTCTCATGCTCAGCTTGAAATACAAGAATTGGCCAATCAGATTGGGGGCATTATTGCCCCCTTATATCCTATTTCTTGGAAAGCATTAACTGCAGGTAACTATTGATATACAGTAAACTCGTATTCCACATTAACTTAGTTTAGATTATCCAGGGGCTTCCTGGCCCCTGTATGACTGCTAAAAAACTAAGTCTAAATACACACCAATACCTTTCCTGCCCAGGAACGTATTGGTTTTTTTAACTCCAAAACAGAAAGATTCCATGACAGAAAAAACATATCTAAGCCAGATTGAAACCCCAACCGGATCTTATGTAGCTCGGTATCCATGGGCCACAGAAATGAGTATTGAGCAGCAATCTATATTCTGGCCTGCAGAAGAACTAGGTGTCGAAGAAGACGAACAAGACTTTCGCGTTGGCTTAAATGACGCAGAGCGCCATGGATTACTAACTGCCCAATCAGTATTAACTCAGTATGAGTTAATGATTGGCGGCGAAGAACTCTGGGGCGGAAAGATAAGTCGCTTATTTCCACGCCCTGAGATTCAGCGTATGGCTGCTTGCTTTGCCAATGTTGAGCTGGGCTCTCATGCACCGTTCTATGACATTGGAAACAAAGTCATGGGTAATTCCACTGACGAGTTTTATACCCGCTGGAAATCAGATCCCATACTTGCTGAACGCATTGCTTTTATCAACGCATGTGCAGCGTCGGAAGACGCCTTAGAAGTCACAGCAGCTCTAGCCTTCCTTGAAGGCGCAGTGTTGTTTACTGCTTTTGGTTTCTTCAAAGGCTTTAACTCACGCGGCTACAACTTGATTCCTCACTTTGTCTCCGGCATTGATGGCTCAGCTAAGGATGAAAACTTTCACTCCATTGCTTCAGCCCGTCTGTTCCGTGAATGCAAAGCAGAACGTATCAAAGCTGGCAACCACAGCTTAGAGCAGCACGCTGCTCTGTCCGCAAAGATCATTGATATCGCTCAGAAGGTAGCCGACCACGAGCGACGCATCAACGACATGCTGTTTGCCATTCCTGGCAACCGTGTAGTCACTCAGACAGAGTTAAACCGCTTCTTAGAAGACCGCATTGACGTAGTGCTGAACCGCTTAGAGATGCCTGCCATGTTTGGCTTTGACAAAGGCGTGATCTCAATGTGGTTTTACCAGCAACTGTCCACCGTCAAAGTCCCTGACTTCTTTGCAGCTACCCAGCTGCAATACACCCGCAACTGGGCCAAGCACAAGCTGGCTTTTAACAAGGATCTTGCTGATGCACTCTAACCCCATCGACACTGCTGAGCAGACTTCACCGCCTGCGGTGGAGAACCTGCAAAAGTATGAGCGCCTGAGCCTTGAGCGTAAAGCGTTACAAGACAAAGGACATCTTCCAGATTGGTACACCACCCCAGGCTGGCAGATGTTCAAAGAAAAGTACGCCTACCCTGGTGAAAACGCAGTGCTTGGCAGGCACAAGCAAATTGCCAAAACATTGGCTAGGCACCTGAAAGGTCGAGAGCTGGAATGGGAAGCCAAGTTCTTCAATGAACTGTGGGATGGGGTGCTCTCACCAGCATCCCCTGCACTGTCCAACACCGGCACTCCACGCGGGATGATGGTGTCTTGCTCAGGGCAGCAAGTAGGTGACTCAGTAGAGTCTTTCTACGACAACATGCGCGAAACCGCATTGCTGTCTAAGCAAGGCTTTGGCACTAGCGCTGACTTCTCAACGATCCGTGCTCGCGGCACACCTATTAAAAGCGGCGGTAAAGCCAGTGGTCCTGTGGAAGTCATCAACGACTTCTTTACGACGGCAGGCAAGATCAGCCAAGGTGGTAATCGCCGTGGCTCAGTAGGCGCTTACCTCAACATTGAGCACCCAGACTGGGACGAAGCGTGTGATCAACTCGCTGCAGATCCCAATGGCAAGAACTACGGCTGGATCATTAAAGACACCTTTGTAGCTCGCTTAGTTGCAGGTGAAGAAGATGCATCACGCCGTTGGATCAAGGCGTTGTACACCAAGTTGACGACAGGCAAAGGCTACATTTTTTGTGTAGACAAAGCCAATCGTCATCGTCCACAGATGTACAAAGACCATGGTCTAGACATCGTGGCGTCTAACTTGTGCAGTGAAATCATGCTGCACTCCAGTGACGACTACACCTACTCTTGCATCTTGTCTTCATTGAACTTGGTTCACTGGGATCGGATCAAGCACAGTGACTCTGTATTCATTGCTACTGTGTTTCTGGATTGCTTGTGCTCAGAGTTTATTGAAGCCAGCGAAGGCATTCCAGGCATGGAAAAGGTACGTGAGTTCACCCGCAAAGGCCGAGCCATTGGTCTTGGTGTTATGGGTTTTCACACGTACTTGCAAAGCAAGAACATTCCGTACATCGGTCTGGAAGCACAGTTTCTCTCAGGAGAAATTGCCAAGCACTTGCATGACGAATCACTGCGCGCAAGCCAGTGGTTAGCCACTGAGTACGGTGAGCCTGATTGGTGCAAAGGTTACGGAGTGAGAAATACACACCGTACAGCCTATGCCCCTACAAAGACAACTGCACTACTTATGGGCGGTGTCAGTGAGTCTTGGTTTCCAGATCCAGGTGCAGTCTTTGATGCAGGCACCAGCGTAGGCGAGCTTCGCCGGATTACTCCAGTGATCTATGAAGTGATGAAAGAAAAAGGCGTCTACAACGACGCCACGATTCAAAACATCATTGAAAACTTGGGCTCTGTGCAGCACGTCAGCTGGCTCAATGCAGCTGAAAAGCTGGTCTTCCTCAACGCTTTTGAGATGGACCAGCGGATCATCTTGCGCCACGCTACCCAGCGGCAAAAGTACACCTGTCAAGGCCAGTCTTTGAACTTTTATGTTCCAGAAGACGGCTCTGAAAGCTTGGTAGCTGACCTCATGACCGAAGTACTTATGCATCCAGATTGCTTGAGTCAGTACTACATCTACAGCCGTAGTGGCGTTGTCATCAAAGACGAATGCATTGCTTGCTCAGCGTAAGAAGCACCCCGTAAAAGAAGTCTGCATTAACCAGCAGACTTCTTTTTATTAAAACAAATCATGTCATTCCAAGCCCGTATAGGTGGGCTTTCCTTTTACTAAAGGCTTTTTCTTTTATGGCCCATAGCTGCATGTCCATTGGTTGCTCTGTTCTTGTACACACAGGAACGGATTTTTGTGCTGATTGCACTGATTTAATCTCCTCAGAACCTAAGCAGGATGCTTTTAACTTTGAAGACGATGAGGATGATGCTGAGACAGCTACTCCACAACGCACCCGTCAATTTAAGCCTATCAATGATGTAAAAAACATTGATGTCTTTGACATCCACCAACTGTTTGAAATCAAAGACTTCTCTGGCTGCATTCAACAAGCCAGTACCAAGCTATTGCTGTCTGGCGATAACTCTACTTGCAAGCCCCGTGTACAGGACATCGCCGACGCACGCGACCTCTTGAACCGCTGGCTTGAACTCAATGACTCTGTCCATTAATCACTAAGCGCCTTCCGGGCGCTTGCCCGAAAACTAACAAAGAAGGTATTCCCTCATGCAACGCTTTACCAATGTTTCTGACGTTCCTTTAGCACTGGCCGTATTTCTAGCCAGCGACTACTACGACTACAACTCTGACGCTCAAACCATCAGTGCCACAACACTGCTCAAACCAATCCGCCAAATCATTTTGCCTTCGCGCATTTCATTGGAAGATGGTATGGCATCGTTGCCGGACATGATGAGTAATCGTCTAGGTGCAGCGGTGCATGACGGGATTGAGCGAGCTTGGCTCACCAACCATCAAGGTGCTATGACAGCACTAGGCTACCCACCCAAGGTTATTGATCGTGTGCGGGTTAACCCTAAACCAGAAGACTTGATTGACGGCATCATTCCAATTTACTTGGAGCAGCGCCTAAGCAAGAAAGTTGGCAAGTGGACAGTCACTGGTAAGTTTGACTTTGTTGGTGATGGCCGTGTTCAGGACTTTAAGACCGCCTCCGTGTGGTCGTACATGAACCAGGTCAACGCCACCAAGCAAACGCAACAGGGCAGTATCTACCGCTGGCTGGATCCTAAGCTGATTACTGAAGACGAGATGGACATCCACCACATCTTCATGGACTGGAAAGCAGGGATGGTTAAGACCGACCCAAAGTATCCAAGCCAACGCTTCAAGAAGCAAACTTTTCCACTGCTTTCATTAGCTGAAACAGATGGCTTTATCCGCCGCAAGTTGCAGCAGATTGAGCAGTACTGGGATGCTCCTGAAGATGAGATACCTGAGTGCAGCTCAGAAGATCTTTGGCGCTCACAGCCACAGTTCAAGTACTACAAGAACCCGGCTTCTACCAAGCGCAGCACCAAAAACTTTGACACTGTGCACGACGCTCGCCTTCGTCTTATTGAGGACGGCAGCGTCGGCATTGTGAAAGAAGTTCCTGGCCAAGCCACTGCCTGCAAATACTGTCAGGCGTTTCCCATCTGCAGCCAGAAAGACGCTCTCATTGCCAGCGGCGATCTGATCATGGCTTAACTTCAAAAAAAGAATCTATGAAACCTTTCAATCAAATGGACTATCACGCTACCAGCGAACGCGTGGTGGGCATTTTGCGTGATCACACACAGCGTGATGACTCCTTGTTCTTTCGTATTTTGGTGGGCTATTACTTTTGCTTGGTGGCAGCTCAGATGCGCTGCAACATCAACACCCCTGACAAAGGTGAGATTCCAGTAAACATGTACACGTTGAACCTAGCCCCATCAGGCTACGGCAAAACACAATCCATGAACTTGCTGGAAGAACAGATCTTGGGACAGTTCCGCCATCGCTTTCAGCAGGAGACATTTCCCATCTTGATGGAAGACAACTTGCCTAAGCTGGCCGTCAAGCGGGCTACCCGCAAAGGCTCAGATCCAGATGACGAGCTGGCCCGTCTCAAGAAAGAAGCAGATCGTTTAGGCGATCCACTATTTTCTTTTGACTCAGCCACCAGTCCTGCAGTCAAGCAGCTGCGTCATCACTTGTTGTTGGCTAATGCAGGTTCACTTAACTTGATCATGGATGAGGTTGGTAACAACTTGATTCCAAACAAAGAAGCGTTTGACACCTTCATTGAGCTGTACGACAAAGGCTTGGTCAAAACTAAGCTGATCAAGAGCACCACTGAGAACGTGCGTAGCGAAGAGATCGTAGGTAAAACACCAGCCAATCTGTTGATGTTCGGTGTACCGCAAAAACTATTTGATGGCGCCAAGGTTGAAGAAGAATTAATGGACATGCTTGCTACAGGCTATGCACGTCGCTGCTTCTTTGCCTATGTCAGAAAAGCCAGTCGTCCTGTGCGCACACCTGAGCAGATGTATCAAGACCGAACCAGTCAAGCCAACGTCTCTGCTATTGAAGGGTTGGCAGACCACATGGAGAACTTGGCAGACATCATCAATGCCAACAAGAAACTGGTCATCAACAAAGAGACATGCATCTTGTTGAATGAGTACCAGCTTCACTGTGAAGGTCGTGCTGAACATCTACCTGATCACCAGGAGATTCAAAAGCGAGAACTCTCTGAGCGCTACTTCAAGGTACTCAAGCTAGCTGGTGCTTACGCCTTCATTGATGTATCTCCAGAAGTAACCGCTGACCATGTGTACAACGCTATCAAACTGGCGGAAGACTCAGGTGAAGCATTTACTATGATGCTGGCGCGTGACAAACCTTGGGTCAAGCTGGCCAAGTACATCGCAGCTGTAGGTCAAGACGTTACGCAAGCCGATCTGGCAGAGGATCTTCCTTTTTACAAAGGCGGTACCGCTTACAAGAACGAACTGCTGACCTTGGCCACAGCTTACGGCTACAAGAACAACATCATCATCAAGAAAGCATTTTCTGATGGCATAGAGTTCTTGCGAGGCGAGACACTAAAAGAGACTGACATCACCAAGATGGTTATCTCTTACTCCAGTGACATCACTACTGACTACCGCAATGAAATAGCACCGTTTGACATGCTCCACAAACTCACGCAAGCCTCTGGCTTGCACTGGGTGGCGCATCACTTAATGGGCGGCTATCGCAACGAAGAGAACGCCATTCCTGGCTTTAACTTAGTTGTCATTGATGTAGATGGTGGTGTAAACATCTCTACTGCCAAGCTGCTGCTCAAGAACTACAAGTTCTTGTTGTACACCACGAAGCGACACACAGCAGATGAAAACCGTTTTCGCATCATCTTGCCTATCAACTATGAGTTGAAGATGGAAGCCAGGGACTACAAAGAGTTCATGGCCAGCATCTACGAGTGGTTGCCTTTCGACGTAGACAAAGCGACTAATCAGCGAGCACGCAAGTGGCTCTCTCATGACGGTCACTTTGAGTACAACGACGGTGAGTTGCTTGACGCCTTGCCTTTTATACCGAAGACCAGCAAGAACGAAGAGCGCAAAGCTTTGGTGGACTCACAGCAGTCCATGGACAACTTGGAGCGATGGGTCATCAACAACATTGGTGACGGCAACCGCAACAACATGCTGCTGCGCTACTCCATGATTCTGCTCGATGCAGGCTTTGAATTTGAGGGCATCCGCTCTCGCGTCATGAGCCTGAACGAGAAGATTGCGGACAAGCTAGAAGAGCAAGAAATCATGGGCACTGTCATGGTGACTGTGATGAAAGCACTGGCCAAACGACCATGAAAATCACACCTTTAGCTATCAAGCAAAAAGAAGTCGATCCGCATGGCATCAGTCCTAACCAACCCGGAGCCAAGCTTGATTCCGGGAAGGTATTGCCATGGCTTTGTTTGTCTGGCTTTTCCAGGGCTTTCCGTGAAGTGTCCGAAGTCACCACCGCTGGTGCAAAGAAGTACACCCCTAACGGGTGGGCAACTGTGCCCAATGGAGCAGACAGGTACATGGAAGCGTTTGCCAGGCACATGCTAGATCTAGGCGAAGGCAAGGTGTTTGACGACGGGCCAGGAGGCACAGGTAGGCGCCACAAAGCGCAGATGGCTTGGAACCTCCTGGCCTCCTTGGAGCTTGAGCTTCGACAAGAAGAGCAGACCCAAAGCAGCAACGATCCAATTTTCAAGTAAGCAAGTGCCTTCCCGGCACTACTGCGAATCAATAAGGAAACCATGACCCAACACTACAACGACAACCTGGTCTTGCTGTGTGGCAAATCAGCCACCGGCAAGTCCGCCTCACTCATGCAACTGGACAAGCCAGAAGGCGTGATTTACCTCAACTGCGAAGCAGGCAAAAAGCTCCCATTCAAATCCAAGTTCAAACAGTATGTCATCACTGACCCGCTGCAAGTCATGGAAGCGTTTGACGCAGCCGAGACTATGCCAGAGGTGCACACCATCGTCGTCGACAGCTTGACCTACTTGCTAGACATGTACGAGAGTGTGTACGTCAATGGCTCAGCCAATGGCATGAAAGCCTGGGGCGACTTTGCCCAGTTCTTCAAAACATTGATGCAACAAAACGTGGCCAAGTCCAGCAAGAACGTGATCTTCACAGCTCACACCATGGACACACTAAACGAGAGTGAGATGCTGATGGAAACCAAGGTGCCAGTCAAAGGCAGCTTGAAAAACAACGGCATAGAAAGCTATTTCAGCGTCGTCATCACTTCCAAAAAGGTGGCACTGAAAGCGCTTAAAGACTACGGCTCCAAGCTGCTAGTCATCACCCCGGAGGAAGAGGCACTTGGCTTCAAGTATGTCTTCCAAACCAAGATCACCAAGGAGACGGTCAATGAGCGTCTACGTGGTCCATTGGGATTGTTTGAAACAAAGGAAACCTTTATCGACAACAACCTTCAATTAGTCGTCAACCGTCTGCAAGAGTATTACGCGTAACAGAGAAAACCTTTTCTTAACCAACCGCAATTTAATTTAAACCCAAGAAAGAACCCCACCATGTCAGCACTTAAAAACCTCACTTCCGACGCCACCATTGCCAATGAAAAAGACTCCGTAGGCGGAGGCGGCGTATTGGAGTCTGGTCTGTACCCAGCTACTGTCACTTTGGCTTACGTCACCAAATCAGCAGGCGGAGCCACAGGCTTAGTCTTGCACGCCAAAACCAGCATGGGTCGTGACATCCGTCAGACCCTGTGGATGACTTCAGGCACCGCCAAAGGCGCCAAAAACTACTACGAAAAAGACGGTCAGAAGAACTACTTGCCAGGCTTTATCGCAGCAAATGCATTGGCATTGCTAGCAACAGGCAAGGAAATCTCTGAACTAGACACTGAGACAAAAGTTGTCAACGTCTACAGCTACGAAGCCAAAGCGGAAGTCCCAACTAAAGTTGACGTGCCAGTCGATCTAATGGGAAAAGAAATCATCATTGGCTTGATCAAGCAGACTGTTGACAAAAATGCCAGGAACGAAACCACAGGTGCTTATGAGCCGACTGGTGAAACTCGTGATGAAAACGAGATCGACAAGTTCTTCCGCGCAGGCGACAAGATGACTACTGCTGAGATCCGTGCCGCAGCCAATGAGCCAGCGTTTTACGCCACTTGGGAAAGCAAATTCTCAGGCATTGTGCGCATGAAGGCTAAAGCTACCGGCACAGCAGGTGCTCCCAGAGGAGCTTTTGGTGGTGGCACGGTTATGAAAAAGCCAGCTACTAGCTTGTTTGCGTAAAGCATCAGCATGACCAAAACACCTCAAGCGGAAGCTGAAAGCATGGAGGTCACTGACCTTAATGACTTTGTCAAGATCTTGTTTGGTTGGCATCAGGAACGCGTTAAGGTGCTCCAGCACCTGTTAACGATTCCTGATACCGGCGTCGAGATTGAGCTGGAAGGCCAAGAGAAACCACTAATAGGTGAGTATCGCAGTGGGTTTATTTTTGGCTTGAACGTAGCTCTTGGCGAGTTGGGTAGACTGCCGTTCGTAGCTGAGATGGAAACACCTTCAGACGTACAAGCGCATGATTAAA